CCAGTAGTGGTATTCCAATTAATGTGACAAGTATTGATGCCGACAGTACCAGTGCCAACAGTATAACACGGACTGAGAGTTGATATCTGTGCCGATGTTAATGACCCGTATTGATTGATCCCACTATTAATCATAATGGTATCTGTAGTTCCGTCGCTATAATTGATATTAATAGATGATTCAACATCATCGTTGACATAGTCCTCTGTGCCAACGGCTTCGCGGAGTTGGTCAATCATTGACATTTTATTTCGCCTTGGCTTCTTTGCGAGCGTTTTTTTCTTCGGTGATTTCGTTACGACGAGCCTTTACTGCTTTACCTACTTCTTGAAGAGCTTTGCGAGCACGGGTTCCTGCTGCCGAATTACCTGCTGTGAATTTCGCATCTTCTGCTAAAAAAGTTTCGAAAGCTGATTTGAGTTGTTCTACTGTGTTTGACATAATCGTTTCCTTATAGTTATGTAATTCTACTTATGTGAGAATTTGGTGTGGTCGGTAGGATTCGAACCTACAAAGGCTGTGTCTAAGACGGCGCCCCGTTCCCTGGTGCGTTTCACAACGGACTGGAGGTCTACCAAGTTCCACTCACGACCACATGTATATTATATACTCTCGTTTGCAGTAACACAACCGTATATAGGTTAAATATTAGCACTTTATGATAACAGACTTTCAATCAATACCGTTTCAAAATATAAAAAGATTTGGGCAAAGGACCATGTTAAGCCGTCCATTATTTTCAGTTAGTTGGATATTGGGTAGGTTCTGCAATTACAGTTGTTCATATTGTTGGCCCTATGCTCGCAGTGATAAAATGGATTATCAACCATTTGAAGTTTATACCAATGCCATAGACGAAATCAAAAGACAAGCACGACAGAATGGATTCAATGAATTTCATTGGAGCTTCAGTGGCGGGGAACCTACAGCATATAAACAGTTACTTGATTTGGTAAAACATCTAGATGAACTCGAAAGCAGTTATCAAAGCATACACATGACTACTAATTTGAGTCCCGGATCAAAATGGTGGAAGAGTTGGTGTGATGCTACCTGTCTATTACAGCGAAGAAGCATCACGGCCAGCTTTCATGCAGAACATGCCAAAGAACAAGAGTTTGGTGACAAGTGTCTGCAACTAATGAATGAAGCTGTTTTGGTAACAATTAATCAGGTAATGGTTCCTGAAAAGTTTTGGGAAACATATGAACGATTAGAACGTTTCCATAAACGTGGGATCAATGTAACACTTAAACCGCAGAGTGATCCTACTGCTAGTTTTGTAGTAAGTGGATACACTGATGAAATGATGTCATTGATGCAAACAGGATTTCCACAGAGATCTAATGGAGAAGATGTTTATCAAATAGCATTATATGATGCAGACAACAACGAATATCTTTTTGATCAGGCAGAAAGGTTTAATGCTTTTGGATTCAACAAGTTCCAAGGATGGAGTTGTAATTCTGGATATCAAAGTGTTATAATAAGAAGTAATGAAGTTAAAAGGTCATACAGTTGTCATGACCAACCATTAGGAACTTTGTCCGAAGGATTTAAATTATTTGATTCTCCAACTGATTGTATAACGCCCAGTTGTGTGAGTTCGGCAGACAGCAAAATACCAAAGTGCAGGAATGAATAACAGGTCATGAAAAAAATTATAAAGATAGTTAGTAAGACTCCTAACAGACTTGTTGCTGAATTTTTCATGGGCAATCTTTGCAACTATAAGTGTTCTTATTGTTTTCCGGGAAGCAACGAAGGAACACACCGCTGGCCAGATTATGATCTAGCCATTTCTAATATAGAAAAGTTACTTAACTTTTATATTGAAAAGGGTGGTAAAGAAATTATTGATTTTAAAATAATCGGAGGTGAGCCGACTCTCTGGCCAAAATTAAAAGACTTTGTGATTTATCTAAAGGATAGGTTTGATATAAAAATCAGCATGAGCACCAACGGCAGCAGAACAGTTCGATATTGGGAAGAAATTTCTCCTTACTTCGATGACATACAAATTAGCGTACATCACGAATTTGCAGACCTAGAGCATTTGGTTAAAGTTGCTGATGCAATATATCAAACTAATCAAACGGTATTAACTGTGAATGTTCTTATGGATCCCGATCACTGGAACAAATGTGTTGCTGTTGTCGACTATCTTAAACAACATGGCGAGCCTTGGATGCTTTCTCTAATGAATGTACAATATGATGGTTTGACCAGATATACAAAAGATCAAGAACAGTATATGCAGATCAAGAATGTTAGAATGCCGCCGATGGAATGGGTCGATGGCCTTATAGCCAAAGGCAAGTTAGTTAGAGATAGAAATGTTAACAAATCAATAGCCACATTCGATACTGGCGAGCAATTAGAAGTTGATGGTTATTATTTGATCGCCAACAAATTAAACAGTTTCTTAGGATACAAATGTAATCTCGGTGTTGACCGTTTTTTCATTGACAAGACTGGTAGAGTATCTGGCGCTTATGGCTGTGAAATATTTGACGATAAATTAAATATCAACCACAATAACTTTGACGAAATTTTGTCAGCCGCAGAAATTAAACCAATTATCTGTCAACAGACAGTTTGTCCCTGTAGTACAGAAGCAAGGTTAACAAAAGAAATATGAATATAGACTTAGATCACCTACACCACTGGATGCAGGCCATTAGGCAGAGTTCTGACCCTATGCGAACTATGGATGCATTTTGGCAAGGGCAATTAAAAAGTAAAGTATGGTTGATTAAGAATTTAAGAAAACAAGTCAAGAAGTTTGTCACAGTAGACATTCATGGAGGATGGGTAGGCACACTGGCCAGCATGTTGTTTCAAAGCGATGTTCCGGTTATGTCAATACGCAGTATTGATATTGATCCTAGCTGTGAACCTATTGCTGTTAACATGAATAAGATTGAAGAAATGGTTGGAAAGTTCCAAGCCATTACTGCTGACATGTGTTCAATAACCAGCAATGCAGATGTAATTATCAATACCAGTTGCGAACACATAACACAAGAACAATTTGATTTATGGAAATCTAATATGTCTCCAACTAGTCTGTTGGTATTGCAAAGTAATAATTATAATATTCCGGAACATGTAAGAATAGCAAACACACTTGAAGAATTTAAAAGTCAATGCGATATTGATGTGATATGGGCAGGAGAATTAGATTTACCGTTGTATAAAAGATTTATGATTATAGGAAAACGAAATGTATAAGTTAAAAGACATAACTTCTGTTCATTTAGAAATAACTTCTAAATGTCAAGCCAAGTGTCCTATGTGTCCTCGAAATCTACAAGGAGGAAAAGTAAATCCTTTTATTACCTTGGACGAAATCACTATTGAACAATTTAAAGAATGGTTTCCTGTTAGTTTTGTTAAACAACTTAAGAAGCTATTCATGTGCGGCAATCTTGGAGATCCAATAGTTGCCAAAGATACTCTAGAAATATTTCAGTATCTTAGAGAAAATAATAACAGCATGGCACTTCATATGCACACCAACGGCAGCGGAAGAAACGTTAAATGGTGGACAGAATTAGCTAGACTAGATGTGTTTGTTATTTTTGGAATCGATGGATTAGGGGATACACACAGCATCTATAGAATCAATACCAATTGGGAAAAGATAATAGAAAATGCCAAAGCATTTATTGATGCTGGCGGTAAGGCACGTTGGGATATGATCGTATTTCAACACAACGAGCATCAAGTTGATGCTTGTAGAGAGTTAAGCAACGAATTGAAATTCTCTGACTTTACAATAAAACACACTAGTCGTTTTAGAGATGGAAAACTAAATGTCCTTGACGACGAAGGAAAAACAGTTAATGTATTATATCCGACAGAATACAGCAAGTCGATGATCAGTAAGGTTAAGCAAGCCAAAGCAGAAATATTGCCAACCATACACTGTAAAGCCAAATCTGATCAACAAATTTATGTAAGTGCTACAGGCATTGTGACACCTTGTTGTTGGACAGATATTTCTTATGATGTGCCTGTAGCAGAGTCAAGATACAACTATATAGACACAATCGGATATTGGCCATCTTTACACAAACAATCTCTGTCTGAAATTTTTGATAGCGGATATTTTGAATCAATTGAAAAGACGTGGGACACCTGTGGCCTTAAAGTATGTTCTAAACAATGCGGATCGTTTGACCGTATGAATGCCCAATGGGTGGAGAGAAGCAAGACATGAAAAAACCAATAGAAATTATTAACAATGATTACAGTGATTATCTTCATTTGGAATATTCTCTGACCAATGTCTGCAATTATAAATGTTGGTATTGTGGCCCAGAACTAAACAGCGGGACTATACGCTTTCCTGAAAATTATGATCTGCTAATAAAAAACCTGGACCATGTTCTTTCAGTCTATAGAGAGCATTATAATAAAAAAAGAATTAGGATTAACCTAATTGGAGGCGAACCAACACTATGGCCTAAGATTAGCGACTTTGCCAAACACTATTATGAACAAGGTGTAAAAATAACTATGGCAACCAACGGTTCAAGAACTGCACGTTGGTTCCGAGAAAATGCTAATTTCTTTGATGACATACATGTTAGCATACATCA